CTTCGCTTCAAGTTCCAGCAACTTATTTTCGAGTTCTTTGCAGTCCATCTACTTCGCCGCCTTTTCTTCAAGCATGATTTTTGCCAGTTGTTGCAACGCTTCCCGCTCGGCAACCTTTCGGCCTTGGTAGTAACCCGCTCCGAAGCTAGCCCAAAGCATAGCGACCAGAAACAACGCCTTCACTATCCCGTCATCGGCAAATATCCAGGCCTCAATGTAAGTCATGACGTTGCGTATGATGCCTACCACGATTCAGCAATTCTTCGGTTGAGGTCTGCAATCTCTTTTTCGCGTCCGGTGAACTCAACTGGTAGTTTCATTTCGTCAATCGCGGAATACACCTTGTCCATACCCTCTCGAAACTTCGCTCCAGCATTCGCCGCGATAAACTGCGTCCACTGCTCTTGGTTCACAATCTCACGCTTTTCGATCTTGCTAGCCGCCTCAAGAAATGCCGCTCGGTACGCCGCTCGAATGTTGGGAAGCGTCGATGCTACAACGCCTTTGATATCGGCGGGCTTTGGATCGACGTTAGTAGGTCGCTGGAACGCAAAGTAGATCGCACCAGCCGCAATAATCCACGGCAACCAACTCGATTCAGGCTTACTCATCGTCGCTCGCTTCCGCTTCGATCTCTGCTTCCGCGTAGAGTTGAGCCGCTGAGGGAGCGTTGCCGTATTGGGCTTGAGGAATCGCCGACAAAAAGCCGTTTTCTTTTGCCCAGAAGTACAACCGGATCGCCATTTGAACCAGCATAATCACCGTCACCGGATCGAGCCCGTAGACGGTCTTTGCGTGCTGTCGGTACGCCCTGCGGAATGCTTGACGATCTCCGCCAGTCTCGTTGTAGATTCGGATCGCGTCGTCAGGCTTCCAAGCTGTTTCGCATCTTTTGAATAGACTCACTTTGCCACCTCATCAGGCTTAGGCAGTGGCCGAATAGAATCACCCACGATCCACGCCCCAACAGCCAAAACAAGTTGCTGAATCTGATCTTCCGTCAGTGGCACCTTGTCCTTTAGCACAATCACGGCAACCACCGCAGCGGCTGCCCAAAATCTCTTCGACTTTAGCAAGTCTTGCATGTTACACCCTCCCTTGGTTCCCTGCATTGTAGCAAGTGTCAGGGCGATTGCAAACTTTGCTTAAATGATAGATCGCTTCCGTAAATCCTCAATCCAAAACTCTCCGTCCTTCGCTTGCGTTTCCGCCGCGTAGACCGCAACGGCTAATGCCGCCCAGTAGTGAGACGAAACGCCAAACAACGGCCCCGGTGCTTTCTTCGTTCCAACCACTCCAAAACGATCAATCAATGCTTGGCGAATGTTCGTGTCTTTTGCCCTCATCGAGTTGCAAAGGTGCATCTTAACCGACTTCCTTGGCACTAGCCGTACCTCGGTGCCAATCGTGCCGGCTAGCCATCCAATACCAGCCACCGTGCGAAACACTTCTTGGCCGACTGCCATGCCGTACGACTCGATCCACTCGCAAGCAACGGTTTTGACTTTGCAAACCATGTCGAGTTTATCGAACTTGCTGAAGTGCGTGAAGCTGTCGAATGTCTCAAGTTCAACAACCCGATTCTCTTCGCAATCCCACCACACAAACGCATGCTCCTTCGGCCCTGGATCGATCCCTAGAATTATGTTTTTACTCACTGGTTACATCCTCCTTCAGTTCTTTTCTTTGGTTCCACGCTTTGCGAGCCGTCGTCCTAAATCGCTTTATCGGCCCGTCGGCATGGCACTTGCAACACCTAACGCAATACTCTTTTTCTTCGTCGATTAGTACCTTAAACCACTCCTGATCGCTATTGCCGCAAAACGGGCAGGGCTTCAAACTAGGATTCTTTACGCTCACCGCTCGCCTCCATCTCCTTAATGGCTCGATCTAAATACCACGCCGCTTTCTTGAGGTCTTCGACGCCGCCTTTGTTGTCGTATCGCCAAAGGTATTTGATCACGTTACCCGTGCAGTACTTGACAAATCCGCTCCCTGTTGCCGCCTTGATAGCCTCGATGCATTCAATCCCGCCTTGGTTGTAGTGCGGTGGATGGTTCACGTTGTCAGTTGTCAAGCATTCCTTGACGGCTGGGGCAGGTTCAAGTTCATCGGCTCTGAACCGATTATCCCAGTTCATGCACTCAGACTCGACATGGTACGGTAGTGATAAGTTTTTGTCGTATCGCTTCACATACCCGGTCATTTTGTGCATAGCACTTTCAACGGCAATCACCCGCACCCAATCCCCAACCTTGAACTTGTGTTCGCTCATTTCCTTTTCCCTCTCAAAACTGGATTGTCCGGCCTGACGAACTTCGCCAGTTCCGCTCGTAACTCTTCGCTCCGATCCCTAAAACGCGTTCGGTCTTTTGCCGTTTTCGCAAGTTGCGATTGCAGCGACTTGATTTCGCTCGTTTGCTCTGCGAGCAGTGCTTGCAGATGCTCGATCTCTCGAGCCGCCTCTGTCAAACTAAATGCCATCCTACCGCCTCCTTCGTAAAAATCATTCTGTCCAAAATGTCCTCGTGTCCCTATATAGACCACCTACCATTAACCACCATAGAGAGCCTACCCCCTAGAGAGGGGTACTGATACCACCCTATAGGAAACCACCGGACAGAAGGACAATATAGAAAGAACACTATAGTAAATACCATAATACATACATATATATATGTATTTATATAGCTAAGGGCAGAAAACCCACTCGTAACCACGCTTTGAAGCTGTCCAAACTGTCCGGGACAGAATGGGACAGAATGGGACAGAATGAGTTTTGGCAATACTTCCGCTAATACTAGACTATCTTGTATTAGTTTTAAGCTGCGCACCCTTTTTGTGACAGAATGAAATGGACTGGTCATTTTTGCCCTCCGGTAACGCGTACAAAAACCTTCTTTTTTCGCTTCCCTGTGGTCACAAACTCGACGCGAAAACCAAGTTTGACCGCTGCTGCTTCTAGGTCACCCGCCGTTAATGATCGACACAACCTAAGAGCATCTCGACTGTTGACCGGCCCACGTGCCGCTAGATCGCTTAGCACCTTCGCTGCAAGCGTCAGAGACTTATCAATCATATTCTGTTCAACTAGGTCGCAAGCGATGCGAGAGAGCCAATTAGACAACTTTATTCCCCACTGGATATCCTGCATTTCAATCGCAACCACCGGACTAATCTCCGTTGGGGATGCCATGCGGCTACATCGATGCACCAACGCCAGCATTAGGCTCCTAGCTGCCGTTCTACCCCACATTGCCGAGCGTTGCGACGACTCGCTTTCCATCTTTTCGTCAATCGCAAAACTATGCTGTTCCCATCGCTCGCATGCTTCGGTCGTAATGCCAAACTGGATCGCTTGCGGATTCATCGAGGCGATATTACCCACCGAGGTTGTAAGACTCGCCCACTTCGCTACAAGGTCGCTTAGTTCGCTAGGCACCTTTGGCGTTTTGTAGTTTCGCTTCCGCTTTGGTCGCTCTTGCACCGGCCAGAATGAGATGCGATTGAGTAACCCGTCGCTAACGTGATCGGCTGACAATCCCTCAAATATGGTCGATCCGGTCGATAGCCCAAGGATGCAGAGATGCGGCTGGTCGATCTCGTTTTTCGCACCCGCTGCGTGAGCCGCTCCGAGAAACTTTCCGGCTGACTCACCGTAAAGGCTCAGTAAGTGCTTGCCGATATTCTTCAAGTGCTGCGAGCCTTTCTTGTCTAAGATTCCTTGCAACACCTTCCCAAACTCATCGCCGATCCACAAGCAAACCGGCTGCGACTTGATCGCCGTTATCAATCCGTTTCCGGATTGCACATCCGCTGCTAGTAGTAGGTGCCCGCATCCCGACGCGTCGAATATCTTGGTGATCGCCGACTTGCAAGCCTCTTTACCGGATGCCGTTTGAGCGATGATGAGGTTGTAGTCGTTGGTTCTTAGGTCTGTGTGCGTTGCCACTTTTTGACCTAGTAATACTTCCATCGTCGAGATTGCAACTGATAGCCCCATAATCGGGCTTGGTCTGATCGCTAGGTCAAAGTAGTAATCGTAAACCATGCGAATCAATCCAGACTCAGGGAGCATTGCCAAGCAGAATTCCTCGTCCCCGTCATCGTCTTCGCTGGCGAGCTCCGCTGCCTTCGTCGGCCAAAGTAGCTCGGCAATCCGTCCGCCCTCTTCGGCTCCGTCAATGGCAATCATTCCCGGCAGTTTCGCGTCTCTTGGCGTGCCCTTCGTGCGTGCATTCTCGACCGCCTTGATTACCTCAGCATCATCCATTGGAGGCGAACATCTTGACGCCCAACCTCGCACCGCGTCTAGTACGATCTCTTCGCTGGGTCGCTGCCCATCATCGCCTACCATAGCCCATAAGTGGCCGGCAAGCCTGAAAGCTGCGTTGTTACGATCTCCCTGCGGGGCTGCCTCTGCATTCTGTGCGTAGGCTTGTATTCGCTCTTCGAGTTGCGTTTCGCATCGCATGGAAGCGACACTAAGCACCCGTTGCGGCTCAGGCTTGCGAAGGTAGTCACCTAGAAATATCTCAAGTTCCGCTTGGCATTCTTGCGGCTCGTTGTATCCGTCCAGCACATCGCCAGTCATTACCCAGAACCGACCGTGTTCGTAGCACTCCACGCCAGACCGGCTACATACCGACCAGTCCGGTTTTTTCCCTCGAACGATAAAGTGCAAGCCGCGTCCACTTTGCGAAGTTTCGCAGTATGCTTTGCCCTTAAACAAATCGAGGCAATAGGTAGCAACCTCGCTGTATTCGCCAAATTCGTCGATGCAATTATCTAGATCGATGCCGACAAAAGGATCGTCGGAAGAGAACACATAAGCGATTCGCTCATTGCTTTTTACCTCGTCGTAATCAAACCAAGTCTTCGGCTGATTGCTAGGCGAGTTGGGGATCTTCTTGCCGTCCGCCGTAAGCGTCCAGGTTATCCACTGCCTACGCTCGGTTAAACACTTAGGAAACATCTTGGGCAACCTCGTTATCTTTTCTAGTTGGGCCTGTAGTGATCTTCCAATACCTTCCATCTCGCTCCGCGTTAATCACGCTCGGCGTTCCAAGTTCTCCGCTTTTAGCAATCGCTAATGCTTCGTCAGTCGTTTGTGGAAACGGCAGGATTGTCCTCTTCGCCCACCATCGCCTAGCCTGTTCGACTGCAAACGGCTTGTCAGACTCGAATGCTACGAATTCCATCGGTGAGTCATCCGGTAACCTAGTCTTTTCGCCGCTTTGCACGATATACAAAACGGTCATGCTTGCCGGCTTGTCTTTAGCTTTGCTCTTGCCGTAGACGATATGCCGCACGTTGTAGACTCTAGGCTTGCCGTCCGAGATAATCGACACCTCACGCTCCGCTGTATCGCCATGTCGAAACACAACTGGAAAGCGGTATCCGCATTCGCAATGCGTCTCAGATGGAAGCGAGTAGACTTCACAAGCCGGGCACATTTTGCCGGACTGTTTTTCCTCATCCTCTTCGCCTTCGGCCTGTTCTTTTGGCTCGGTTTCTTTGGGTGCCTTCGGTCGCCCTCGCACCCGGTCAATCGCACCGTGACGCCGAATGTTTTCTCCGAAGTCTAGCACTAGGCAATCCGTCTTGGATTCGTGCGTACGCAGTCCACGCCCTACAATCTGCACGTACAAACCAGGGGAAGCGGTCGCCCTCAGTATCGCAATCGCATCGACAACTGGAGCATCAAACCCGGTCGTAAGAACATCTACGTTGACAAGATACTTGAGTTGCAATGATCGAAAACGCTCTGCTACGTTTCGTCTGTGTTCGTTGGTGCTTTCGCCGGTAATCAAATCGACGCATAACCCGACGCGTTGATAGATCATGTTTGCAACCGTTTTGGCGTGCATCACCGAAGTGCAAAATACCATCACGCTGTGTCTATTGGCCGTCTTTTGTAGGATCTCATTAACCGCCGCTTCAATCTCTGGCTCGTTGCCGAATAACTGCTCTACTTCGGCTTGGATAAACTCACCGCCTCGCTTGTGCAGGTCGCTTGTATCTACCGAAGCGTCCGCGTCTGTATTGACGATGGGACATAAGTAGCCACCCTTGATGAGTTGCGGTACGGTCGCCTTCTCGATAATGTCGGTGAACAACTTCTCGACGCCGTAAATCTTGCCGCTTTCCGTTCTGTAGGGAGTTGCCGTTAACCCCACAACGCGATGAGAATAGCCTAGCGATGCAATGTCTGTAAGCAACTTGCCGTACATGCTATTCGCGTTGTCGCTGCACAGATGGCACTCATCAATGACGATGAGATTACGCCTACCGAGTATATTGGCGTGCTTGTAGATACTCTGGATGCCACCGACAACAACATCCTGCGAGCATTCCCGCTGCTTCAATGCCGCCGAGAATAAGCCAACCTCAATGCCCGGTAGTAACGCTCGAATCTTCTCGGCATTCTGCTCGATCAACTCTTTGCGATGCTGCAAGACTAGCACACGACCGCCGAAGTCCTGCACCGCGATGCGTGCTAGTTCCGCGATAACAATCGACTTCCCTGCTCCTGTCGGCAAGCAGATAACCGGATTGCCTTGAAAGTTTTGAAGATACTGGTATGCGGCCTCAACTGATAGTCGCTGGTAATTACGGAGTTGCATTTTTCTTACCCTCTCGACCGATACCGGCCTGATCTGATTTGATAGATGTAATCCGCACTGCAACCCAACTCAGCCGCCCATGAAGGGGCTGTTCGGTCGCGTTGTTTGATACGCTCGACAATCTCAGGTGCAATCTTGCATCGAGGTGACTTGATGCCGAAACCATCCTTGCCGAGAACAAATCTAGCGTGATCGACGTTTTCTTGATTCGTCACCCACTCAAGGTTCTCGACCCGGTTGTCGAGTTTGTTGCCGTTCTTGTGATTGATCTGCTTGCCTTCATCGTCACCTAGAAACGCCTGGGCGATAAGGCGATGAACGAGGAACGATCTAGGCCGCTTAGGGCTTGACCCATCGTAAAGACTCACGGTCAAGTAGCCTCTAGAGTTCTTGCCGCCGCATAGAATCTTGCCCGTTACCGCGTTTGCTATGTCACCGTTGCTGTAGGCGATGTATCGACCGTTGTAGATTTCTTTTTCCATTTACTCACTCGTCACGTTAAAGGATTAAAGAACGCCCCGCCCCTTTCGGGGCAGGACGTGGAGGTTGAAGCGGTAGTTAGGTGAGACACCGGCACTTACCGCGCACCAGCTCGTTTGGCGGGATTCCAACGGTTCAAGTCGTTGGCACCTTTGCCCAGGCGAGCCAACCTGTTTTCCTAAAACAAAACTCCCTGGGCAAGTCTCTGCTTCGATATCTCGACGTAGTCGGGATTCACCTCAATACCGATGTACTTGCGTCCGTTGTGCTTTGCCATCTTCGCCGTGGTGCCTGAACCACTAAATGGATCGAGAACGATGTCGCCTTCATTGCTCCAGGATAGGATGTGATCCCTTGCCAACGCTTCGGGGAAAGGTGCTGGGTGGTCACTGCTTTCAGAGCTACAATTCGCGGAAACCCAAACGTTTGACCTGAAACCAAACTCAGGCGTTTCCCACTGGTACCCTTCTCGGTTGGCCTTGTTATTGGGTCGTCTCCGATCTCCACCACCCGTCGAAACCTTTCCCGCGCTTGCGTTTGGCTTGTCTCTCAATAGATTTACCTTTAACGGTCTTCCCTTGGACAAAACAAACCAATACTCAAACCCATCGTGATACCTGTATTTTCCATCTCCCGGCATTGGGTTTGTTTTTTCCCATATCATCGTGTCATGGATATTCAATCCGATGGATTGAAAATGCAATGCTTGCCGCATTGAAGTACCCGTTTCGCTGCCGTCTTTAGTGGCGTCAGCAACATTCCACACAATGACCCCACCCGGTTTAAGTAATCGCTTGAGATTCCACGCAACGCCGTAAAAGTCCCACGAATGCCCACCGTAGGTTCTCAGGTCGTCGTATGGAGGCGATGTTACGACAAGGTCAATCGACTCGCTAGGCATCTTGCGCATCACCTCGCAGTTGTCGCCGCAGATGATTACATCAGTTTGAAGTTCACTGTCCATCTGCATCCCTCCTTACCGCCTCGGCAATCTCGACGGCTACCTGCCACGACCGCAAGTCAATCTCAGCGTCTCTGTGGTTATTAGCAATGCGTCGAACGCACTTGCGAATGTCATCAAAGTCTTGATACCATCCGCCGTCAATGCCAATTGCAAACTCATCGCTAGTCAATGGCAAGCGATGCCCTCGCAACTTGTGTTCGATGCCGTACTTTTGCAAAATGCGATGTGCTGCGGCCTGTTCGTTGTTGGTCACTACACCACCTCAAAGCCTTTCTCGGTAATGCGGATAACCTTGCCGCTTGGGAGGTTGTAAAATCCCACAACCAAGTCGAAACTACCAAGTCGCCGGATCGCGTGCCACTTGCCGGTTTTGCCGTTTGCGTACTCGACTCGATCATCACCAATCAGTAGCCACTCTTTGCAACCCTGCGACCAGTATAAATCGCTTGCGAGTCGCTCTTCATCCTTGCCAAGCAATCGCCAGCCGCTAGGGATGTTGTCGCGGGATCGGCAACTGTCCGAAGATGTTGGAGTGTTGGCAATGCGTCGACGATACCAAAGCGTGTTTGCTTGTTTTTCGTTGTGCGATACTTTCCATCCTGTCTCAAACGGAGCAGGCTCAAACCACTCATCACCGGGCTGCAATTCTTCCGCTGGAAACTTCTCGAGCAGTCTGTACCCTTCGCCCGGATCGGGCTTGTTTTTTAGTATCTCTGGCGGGTCGTAGACTTGGCAGAATCGCCAAAACGCACCTTCTGATGATGCCCATTGAAGCGAATCCGACTTGTCTATTTTACTCCACCCTGAAAGCGATCCATGCTTCCAACTCAGACCTGTCGCATCTCGAAACCTCGCCTCAACCGTCTTACCGTCCATCACTCTTGCAACATCGTCCGCCGTTGCATCACGGTAAAACTCTTCAATTTTTTGTTCGCTCACTTGAATCTCTCCTTCATCCAACCATCCATCACGAATCGACCCGAGGGAACCCACGAAGATTCCTTCTCGTCGCAGAATCGCAGGTTGTCACCTGAAATCTCAGGCCAGTCGATCAATACTTTTGACACTGCGTCGCTAGGCGAGACTGCCTCAACTGCGGCGCACAAGACGTATCCATCTTCTGTAGTCCCTGTGCACCACCAGCCTAGTACCGCTCTGTTCGGCGGATAGCCTACCGGCCTGTAGTCGTCAGTGCCTTGAACCCAACTGATCCAAAAACGCTTTTGATCACTCACTTCGTTAACCTCCCAACTCGTTTCCATTCTTCGCTGACCGCAGTTGGCACATTGCCCCCTGCCCGTCTTAGTTCAAAATATACGGCCCTCGTTGCATCAAACTCGTTCAAGCCGCCGTCGACAATCATCATTGCAACCCGTTCGCGGAATGCCTCAACTACGCTCTGCTCGCAGCAAGTTCGCACCGCAGACAACGCTTCTTTGTTAATGGAATGTTGCATGTGCTACACCACCATTTAGCAGTTTGATATTCGCCTTCGTTGTTCAATCGTTGTCGCATTGGCCGGATGCCATCGCGTACCTTCTTGAGTGCGTTCGCACGGTTTGCACTCATGCCAAGCATCTCTTCGTTTCGGTGCCGATCCGCTAAGCGTTCGAGGCGAATTATAACACCTCGATCCTTGGCTATCTCGACCATCTCCAAAACTACCTCGGAATAACTCGACCCCGCAGCGATTGCCCTAGAGCATGCACTGCAATGCTTGTCACCGCTCTTGATGTAGGACGGAGACAGAATCTTTTCGCAGCATCTACACCGCATCTAACCCCTCAC